TCCTCCTCTAATGATTCATCTTCCTCTTCGGGTTGAGACTCTTCTTCTTCGGTAGGTTGTGCTTCCTCAGTTTCTGGGGTTTCCTCTTCAGGTTCCAATAAGCTAAGTAATGCTTCTTGCGCCTCTGTAACACTTCCCTCTGGCGCTATAGGTGGCTGTAATCCAGCCGGAGCTTGCGGGGCAGTCTGCGTATCCGCCATAATTAAATTCCTCTATTCAGATATAAGGGTGTTGCTTATCAAGAATCTCATTCATATGTCCAGTTTCAATTATGGACTTTATATGGCCTTCAATTCTTTCAAGCAGTCTTATCGCAAGCCAGATTGATTCCCTAGCTTCCGAATCTGTAGAACTGCTGTGAATCCAGCGGTTCATTAAATCTTCTCTTAGTACAGTATACGACTCTTGGAGTAACGGGTCATTAACTAAACCTTTCGCCCTTCTAATTCTTTCTTCTTTATCCATTTATCCAATCTTTAGATAAGTATCTCTAAACTGCTGACGCTTTTGTTTTCTTTTTTTAGAATCTATCCCAATCTTTCTTTTTGTTTTTACTTTCATATGGAGTGGAACACCGCCCTTCTGGGCCATTGCCCGTTCAAGATCAGCTTCGTATCCTTTCTTTGATCCTCTTGGCATCACGTATCTCCTATAGCTACGGCCCTATTTTGTTCCCGTTCTAACCCAATTTCCTCAGCCTTAAGCCTAGAATCCACCGCTAATTTCTGGTACTCTTGCTGAATCTTTTGGGCCTTCAATTGAACCTCTGCGGCTTTTATCTTTAATTCTTCTTGCTTAACTTGAGCTTCCATTATTTTTGCTTGCTCTTCTAAGTCAGGCTCTGGAGGTTGTTCGGGTATAGTAGATGGATCAGTTAAGAAGTCATCCACATTCTGAAACCCCATAGCCTTTATAAGAGAAGCCCCTAAATTGTACATATTCTGCTCTGATACAATCCTTAGACCTCCCGACATTGCTTCCCCAGCAAACTGTAACATTTGGGAAAGGTGCATCATCTGTTGGTCTTTATTCCCACTACCTAAAGCCACAGACACAGTGCAATCATACTGGTCATTCCAAACGTCAGGACGTACCGGAACCCACTCATTACGCAACTTAACCACTCTTTCTTTATCTTGATTCTTATACAGTAATTCATATATCCTTATCATTAAATCTTTTACGCCAGTTTCTGCAAAGTTTCTGGCAATCAACTCAACTCTACTTTGGGCTGCCCCCATAACAGCGTTTACAGCGGTGGCTGTGGTATGCGATGTCAAAGCGTTCTCATCCAAACCCTGCGACATCTTGGATACACCAGCTCTAGCCTCCCTTACTCCGTCTAGATATTCAAGCATCTGGAAAGAATAAGGCTGTAAGGCAGGAGTAGCGAGGGGCGTTACGGCGTTGGGGGATTTAACTCTAACTACTCCACCAGGGCGTTGGGTGAGTAGATCATCGAGATTCGCCTGCCCCTCTAAAACTGCGAAACGTCCGAAATTCTGGTTATACATATTGTCCATAAGATTACGCATTAGCGTACTCTTCATCAACTGCAAGTCCATAACAAGGTCTGCAACCGACAACCCATAGAACTTATGCGGTATTTTTACGGGGGTAATCGAGACAAAGGGGATAGAATCTATTTCGTCGTTGGCTAAAACTTTAGAACCTACAGTGCAAACCTTTCTAAGCTCTGTGATTCCATCGCCATTAAAATCTGTCTTCAAGAAAGATTCGTGTAGCCAATATGTCCGTAAGCCTTCCTCGCCGTAGTCATCGCCACCACCCATTCCTTCCCAATACTTGGCTGACTTGTCAAACTGATAACGCTCTAATCTTTCTGCGGAGAAATCAGCCATATCATCCCCGCCCCCACCAAGGTCTTCAACCTCAAGGTCTTCATCGGGATACATCTCCCTTAACTCAGAAAGAGTCTTTATTACGCGATGACATACAAATCTTGCATCTTGAATATTTTTAGATTCCCTACTGATGAGGAATTCTGAAGGGGGTACATTTTCTATCTTTATTCTTCCGGTATGAGATGTCCTGCTAAGAACTACATCGTGAGTCATTTCTGGGCCATCACCGACTGCGGTATGCTCTATAACCTCTATATCATCATCACTCATTAGAATCGTAAATTCATACTCATCTAAATTGCGATACTCCTCCCTCTTTTTTTCTTCATACTCATCCCACCAAACTTTTACTATTCCATTCTTCGATAGTAAAGCATCCGTAAACCAAGAGTACAGAATCTCCCAGCCTGGATTGTCTTTTGTAAAAACATAATTAACGTAATCTGTAGCCTGTTCAGCCATCTTTACGTCTTCTGGCCCATGCGGGGAGAATTTTACCATGTCATCTCCAGAGGCAAACACGCGCATAAGAGATGGTTTTATCCACTCAATAGTATCCTGTACAGTAGAATCTACAAACTGACTACGACCCTCAACTTCATTACCAAAAGGAAGCCCATAGTAATACTCCATGGCCTGCTCTCTCTGGTGGGATATAGTATCCCCCATATAACCAAGAGAATCGGTGATCTCTCCCCGAATCCTAGTTACTAGTTCTTCTTCAGTAATTTTTTCACTAGCCATTAAACAATCCCATAATTTCTATATTTAACTTCCTCTGTCCATGCGGGGTCTTCCCCAGCTACAGCAAAACGCTGAGACTGAAAAGCATACCTTGTTGCAGACATGAGGTCATCCCTTATTGGAACAACCTTATTATCCTTCCTGTGGTACATCCTAAACTCTTCAAACCAATCTGCTAGAGTAGAAAAGACTTTAAATTTATCAGCCTCTATAGCTTGTAACATTGCCATTAACCCCTCTTCTACAGAGTTAGAGCCTTTATTCTCCCCCAATGCAGGAGGATTCGTAAAATGCTCAAGCATGAAATTACAGCCTAAATTCCTGTACTGGTCAGCAAGACCTGGGTTTCCCATGCTATCCCTGCGATTCCCGTCATGTGGGTAGGCTATGGGTATAAACATAGGTCGTTGCCTTATAGAAGAAGCGTGTACAGTGGGGCTGGCTTTAGAAGCCCTGTAACAATCATACACATAAAATGTTTCTGTTTCTCTATCTACAGCACACCATACGAGAGCGGTTGGGTGATCCCAGCCAAAGTCTATAGCGGCTATCCTGGGCCAATGACTCTCTATCCTTATAGGCTCAATCATTATCTTTTCTTCGCCCAATGGGAAGACCAATCCTGAACCAATTGATGGTCTACCGTTACGCCTCATATCCCTCTCATGGGGGCTATAACTAGACAGTATCTGTTCCATTACAACTTCAGAGAGGTGACCTCTTTCGCCTTTCATGGAGAATATTCTCTCAGAGGCATCGTCCCAAGTAGCATTCGTAAGTGCTTGACCAGATTGAAGATTATTCATAAACGATGCAACCGTTTCTGTCATCCCATTCTCTGGAGTAAAAGTCATATAAACCATACCTTTACGATCCAAAGTTCTGGTAACTGCTTGAGAGTATATATCCCTAGAGGGTTCCTCATCTAGCCATATACAGTCTACAGAACGACCCTGCCATTTCTCCTGGCCCATCTCATATGCTTTAAAGAATAAAGAAGAGTTCCCACCGCTAACGTGCTTGATTAGAGCGACCGATTTGGCGTTAGGGACTCCAGGTTTTCTTTCGGTTTTTATTATTAGTTTTTTCGGTATAGCACCGGAACCAAAAGCCTCTGGGTCATCTGGGGAACCCAATAGTTCAAATTGGACTATATCCCTAGTCGTTTCATTCGATATACCACCAGCCCACGCCACTATAGGTTGGGTGTATCTGCGGCCTTTCCACCATTTTGGATACAGGCCAGTTACATGATACGACATTTCAGCAGCCCCACAATAGCTCTTACCTATACGGTTAGCAGCCATTAGAAGCCTCTGGTTAGCAGAACCTCCAGTTTCGTGGAAGTTAAGTTGGTAAGGATAAGGATCGTAGAAATCAATCTTATTGAACCTTTCTCTTGTCCTTATCTCCCTAGCTATTTCTACCGCTTTTTCTAGTTCTGTTCTGGCTTGCATAGATTGCTTTCATTTGTCGTTCAGCACCAGCCCTGGTAGAATAGCATTTACCAGACTTTCCCCATTTCCATCCTTTCTTACCACCCTTCAATGTGCAGCGTTGTATGGGCATTACATTTTCTCCAAAACAGGCATTTTATTCAAAACTGATTGATCCCATATAACGTAGTTTCTTGTTTTATTTAATACGTCCTGTATTCTAGAGCCTTGATCCAGGTACTTTAACCCCGGTATCCCCTTTGTTGCCAGATATCTAGAGGTCAATTCTTTAGCTAACTGTCCTAGTTCGGGGGTGTGTTGTAAGTGCCACCTAGTGCTTATTATATTCCCCATATCAAATAGAAAATTATCATCCCTTAACCTGGGTAGATTACCCTCTGCATCAGCAAGGTCTTCCAAGTCTGGCCTGTATTTCTCGGCTTTTCTAGTATCCTCAATAACCTTCACTAGAAATGGGTGCATATAACCATCTCCCTCCCCATGTTCAAACATTTGCTTTCGCATTAAAGAATGTATGGAGTCATAAATCTCAGCACCTGTTTTGTGTCCACTGAAATCCAAGTCCAACATAGTATCGTAAATGTTACCACCAACAGCAAGATCGCTTGCTTCCATATAATCTTTCTTCAAGGAAGCTAAACCCATACGAACAGACTCACGTTGATCCTCTAATTTTAAATTCCAATCCAAGAATTTAAGCTCGTCAGCGTCAGGAAGGTCAAATTTATAGACTGCACCTAGCTCCTCCTTTAAAACTTTCCTTATCTGTTTCGCATCTGGCATCGTAGCGTGTATTCTAGGGGGCTCCCTCGTACCATCTTCACGAACTTTGCTAACCATAACGCTCCAAGTATAGGGCCTATCTGGATCAGGTCCTGGAGGAAAGAACTTTATGACTTCAACAGGGCCACCCCAACCAGGAACAACATTTCCAGGAGCAAAGTACCTCGCTAATAGACTGTTTGGGATTACCCTGTTCTCAGCCGCACTTTTTCTATATGTTTCGGCAACATCACGCAGTTGGGCAAAGTATAGACCCCAACCAAAAGCAGTTCCCCCAACTCCTTCAGGGCCACCTATCTCACCTAATCTTGGAATGGGCTGCCCCTTAACGTATCCAGGCTTAACCCAGTGTCTCATAGCCCAATCACTACCAGTACCACTAAAGAGGTTCATCATTAGCATATTGGGTGGAACGGTCTGCTTCCTCATCTTGTTCCACCACGCAAAAGCAGCAGCTATTGAAGCTGACGCAGCGGCGGCCTTTTTTAATACAGAAGTTGCAGGCACGACATCTGATGGAGCTAATATTCCAGAGAGGCCAGCATCAGGGTCTTCCGTGCCTAAACCCAAAAGAAAGCTAAACGGTTGAACCCCAACCATATCGGAGGCTAACCTATCCGCATAATTCTTTTTTTCTTTCTCAGCCCTCTTAGCTCTTTCTTCTTGAATTCTCTCGGAGTCTACATCCCTATACAGCTTATAATCTAGTATACCTTCCACTGGTTCGGGAGGGTTCCTCCTCTCAAAAGGATGTATCTGCCTAGAACTTGGATGATAAGAGACATAGCCAACCACGATTAGTCCTCATCTAGGGTAGTGCTTCCAGGGAATACAATATCGACAAATCTGCTTATAAAGCTGCTTAATGGGGTTCCACTCTTAAAATCGTGAAAAAGCTCTAGCTTATCTGCCCAATCCAAGGTTCCACCCCCTAGCTTCTTAGCCCCAACCCTGAAGAATGATCCAGGAGTATGGGCAGCTACACCAAGCAACGGGTTTACGCCCCATAAAGCCTTAGTTGCTCCCACAGTTAATCCGGCTTTCGCTAGATTTCCTAGCTTATCTAAGCCAACCTGATAAGCATGGGGGTTCTCACCACCCATAGTAGTGCTGTCAGTAGAACCTGGGATAGTCGTTATGAAATCAGTGACCATAGGGACATCAAGAATCCCATCCAAATTTCCTACAGCACCCAGAAGTCCACTGACATCTTCGCCTTCTGTAGCGTCTGAAAATCCCTCAGCCATCTAGTTCACCAATTCGGGTATTTCTTCTGGATTAGACGTACCCACAAGAGCCTCCAATTCCCTCCGCAGTTCTTCCGTAGAGGCTGTCTCAACGTGAGATACCTGCTGTTCGACTTTTTCTACGGGTTTTAACCCCGCTCTGTCCAGGAAATCCTTTATAGCTCCCAACTTCACAGCGTCTGAAGAGGATTCCTCTATGAGTTCATGCAATTTAGCCAGAACCCCAGGGACAGCATCTCGCATCATCTCCCTAGTCTTCTCAGAGATTTCATGCGTGAACTGCTTTTTAAGGGCATACCCCTTCTGTTTGGCTGCCTTAGGGGAATACCCAGCCATCTCTGCTGCCTTAGCAGCATTACCAGTAAGACAGAATGCCTCTATAAAGGCTTCCTGCTTGTCTGTTCTCACCCTAGCAAGCCTGGGGGCATCTGTGGGGGCACAGCAGGGCCACCAGGAGGTATAGGCATACCACCCCCTCCCATAGCAGCCATCGGGTCAATAGGGGGCATAGGGGGCGCTACAGGAGGTGCAACATCAGGGGTTGCCATAGCCTCCGGTGGAACACCAAGCTCCATAAGCCTCATGTCGATCTGATTCCTAAGTTCAAGTAGCTGACCCACCTCATCCTGTGGGCCTCCTCCCATTGCTGGGCCTGCCATCGCAGGGTCTGCCATTGGCGGGGCCACTCCTGGGCCTGTGCTTTCCATCATAACTTCATCCATATAAGCCATCTGCTATCTCCTTACTATTTTTCTTCTAGCCATCTTTCCCATAAGTGAAAAGGGACATCCTCTAGGTCTTTTCTTCCTGTACCCCTCAGGAAGTTTCTTCTCTTCCTGATCCTGCTTCTATACTTGGTAGGGCCAACATTGTAGGAGCCTAAGATATTTCGTACAGTCACATCATCTGGGCCTAGTCCTTCTGCTCTCTCCAAGTATCTCTCCAGCATCCTCATGTAAGTCTTAGCTGCTAACTTAGCAAGATGCTCATCATCCATAACCTCCTTAAACTTCTTCCCCTTAAATACAGAGGGTATAGGAACACCAGTTACCTTAGAGTCTATGTGCCAGTTTTTATAGGTTTCAGGCATAAACTGAGCTAATCCATAGGCTCCCTGAGAGGAAGTACGACCACTAATAGCATTAGACTCAGCCCTTATCAACCTATCTAGGTCTATCGTATCGGCTAGATACTTGCGATCAGGCTTCTTCTTAGGTTCTGGTTTTGTAGATAATAGACCTATTTCAGTCTTAAACTCAGTTACTGGCGGAACTAGTAACCCATAGGCTTTAGGAATTTCATAGTTCATAAGCATTTCTTAATATTTTATGGGTTTCCTCTCCACTGCGTGGATACAATATATATAATTCTATTTTTCGCAAAGGGGGGCCGCCCCCTGTCGCGCCTACCATGAGCGTTTAAACGCATTGAGGAAACCCAGAGGCTGCCCCCTAGTATCCCGCGCATTGGGTTGCCTCTTGGGTTGCCTCGTTAGTTCGGGTTTAAACCGGAACTTAGTTTAAACTAGCGTGTGTGTGTCCACACCGGAACATCTTTTTGCTGAGGAAACCTAGAGGAAACCAATACTATACCTCTGACAATGAATAGACAATTAGAGGTTGACACTATATATAGTTGTCTTTACCATTCAGCTACTGTTAATTGATTAGGGCTTATTATGAAAGCGCATAAAGTATTATTCACTATGGTTAAGTATTTACTGCTGGCATTTTGTCTTTATATGATACCTTTCACCAGGATTATGCCGCAATACATTTGGGAGAGATTCGTATTATGAATAGGGAACAATG